CCTGACTTGATTAATTGTAACTTTCCAGTTAGAATTAAGGGGTTGACCCTGTGAAGGGTCACCGCTTTATGCCTTTAAAACATAAAGTCACTGTATCTATTGAGCCAGTGCCTGAAGCTCTATTTGATCTTCTGACGTTAAAGTCAATATATAAGTGGTTTCAAATCACTTAGATAGAAGATTGGGTATTCCCTTGAGAAAGGATTCGGCAACGAGTGCTTCATCGCTTAATAGTCCTCGATTAGATTAAATATCAGACAACTGATGAAGAAAATTCTTTAGAATATGAAAATGTTAATAAACAAATTGCATAAACCTGGGAATTTCTTTCCAGTGTTTGTGTTATCTATCCTGACTTGATTAATTGTAACTTTCCAGTTAGAATTAACCAGGCCAATCGATGACTTCAAGGGCTTACTTGTCTCTCTTAATAAGATTGAACAAACACAGTCTCGAACAGGTTTAATATTATATATTAAAGAAGTTCGGTTATGTTTTAGTAGATTTCTTTCAGGTCAACCAATATTAGTTTCTAATATCGGTTTAACGAAAGATGGAATCCCTAAGATCTTAGGCCCATGAATACCATCATTACGATCAGGTAAGATTTCAGCACATGATGTGCGAATCTTAATGACCATTTTAATGAGTACCAGGGCGTTCTCCATAGGTAAAGTTGTGGATACAACTCCCATCACCAGTGCTAGTAAATTTATACTACCTACTGAGATAGAAGCATCCGCTCCTTTATTTTGGAAAGAATTAGGGTTCAGGAGAAGACCTTTGGGAGGAATCCCGAAATCCGTTTACTTTTCACAGTATCACCAAACATCTAAAGTTAGTCCTTATTTAAAATATCCAGGAAATCCTGAGATATTTAATAATAAGAACGCTTTATGGTTCAGTGTTGCTGATTTAATGTGTATTCCCCAGTCATTATACAAAAGTATATGTACTGTAGGAGGACCATTATTAGAATCGAAAATGAATACGGTCAGAAAATCTGTTGAACAAATTCCAGAGTTGGGTTATTTTATTAACACTCAACCTTCGAATAACTTCAGAAAGATTTCTTGGTTCCCTGACAAGGAACTAAAAACCAGAGTAATTGCCATAGGGGATTATTATTCCCAAACAGCATTACGAGGTTTACATAAGTTCTTGTTTAAGGTTCTTAAGAGAATACCTCAAGATAGGACTTTTAACCAAGGTGATTTTAGTTCAATACTTAATAAAGAAATTTATTATAGTTATGATCTATCATCAGCCACTGATAGATTCCCAATCGAAGTTATTTATAAACTTATGATTGAGAGATTCCCAACAAACTATTGTTTAGCTTGGAAGGATATCATGGTTGGATACCCATTTGCATTTCCTCAAGATAAGACATCATTGTCTTATACTGTAGGTAATCCAATGGGATTTTACTCCTCTTGGTCAAGTTTTGCTTTAGCTCATCACTTCATGATGTTTATCGCTTGTCAGCGAATAAACATGCCATGGAAAGATGCACCATACCTAATGTTAGGTGATGATGTTCTTATATGTGATAAAGATTTAGCATTAGCCTATCATAAAATAATGGTCGAGGAACTTGATATTAAAATATCAGAACCAAAATCATTTATTTCACCACACTTCTTTGAATTTGCCAAACGGCTATTCTGGAAGGGTGTTGAGGTTTCCCCATTTCCTATATCATCTTTAAGAGAATCTCTTAAAAGCTTAACTGCTTTTGTGAGTCTTATCTTAGAGTCTGAGACTAGAGGATGGATCAGCGATACAACGCCTGATAAAAGAATCGAGATGGCATTTGCCATTATCCTAAATATGAGATCTAAATTAAGATCAAAATATATGGATAAATCATTTGTGATTGATCAGATACTTAGATGTATCCGAGGGACCCTTTCTGCTGGTACCTGCATCTCTGCAGTTTTCAGTAAGTTAGGATATCCCTTAGGCCCTATCAATGATTCTGTTGGATCTTCGATCCTTGAGAATATTGTAGTCGACCTATTCAGTCAACAGCCAGAAATGAAGTTTGATAAAGATGCACCAAGTTGTTTTGACTTGGCTGCAAATCTAGTTATGCTTCTAACTGGTTTAGATGATTCAAGACTCGAACTTGGATTAGAAACAATCTACGCTCTGCCACATACACAAGTGTATGGTCAGATAGAAGAGTTATATACTGGACTTCTTGCTAAGGCAAGACAGATATCTACAACAGGTGGTGGTCAATGACCACTACTGTTTAGATCTTTAGCATTACCCGTTAGTGATAAGATATTCGTAGAAAGATCTGCGAAATCGGTCACAAGGGTTTCTGGTAAAGTTTCTGATGCTCTTGCAGAAAGAGCCCAAATCCTTCAGGCCTATCCATCTTTATTAAGAGGGATGGCGACTAAAGTGCAGTTCGACTGCCCTCATAAGGGTAGAAGACCATGCCTAACACCTCCTATGCAATTAACAATGTATTATCAATTTAAAATTTTCATTAAATGAATATTTATTGGAATTTTAATTGGTTTTACAGGGTTGCTGCTAAGCTCGTACATTCACACCACTACACAGGTTTTACCTATAGTAGTCGAGGAAGTCATTCCTCCTATATCTAATGTAGTAATAGAGATTCTAAGAGTAGATTACCCTGTTATGGGTCCTACCGAAGAATCAACATTCTTGACATTAGACACGGATACCATCAAAAGTATCGGTGAATGAATGTTACTTGCAGGCCTTGTTGTTAATCCTATAACCATTTGGTATTTATCTGTGTTAACACACGATCTATCACAAGTGACGGATAACATGTTATGAGAAATCATACAAAAGGTGGCCCTATTTAATTAGGATGTGCGTCGTGTAATCTCTTGGGTCAAGTTGGCCCAGCTGGACAGAAATGTCCAGACTTTACAGAACGTGTTTAAAGCACGACTCAGGTATCTCACCTGAGGGGGTTTGTAAAGTTTTGACCTCTTAACGAGG